ATGAATAATACAAAATTATACTTCACTAGCAATGATATGAGATATATCGTAAAAGATTTCGACGACAATATAACTGAAATGGGTCAATATACAGAGCAAACTAAAAACAAAATTATTAAACGTATAAAGGAAAATTCAGAACGTAGCGTTTGTGTATATAATTTATAACCAATGAGTTGTTGAGGATTGTGTTCAGTAACAAGTTAATATTACAAGGAAGTGATAAATTGAGTAAAGTATTTGTGCCAGAGGATATGGGAACAGATAATATCCATTTTTACCGAATGAAGGACGATAAAAGCGGAGCTTGGACACATGCCTATGTGTATAATAATAGGCGTTTGATTATCCTTGGTGAGTATGGTAATTACATGGGTTTATATTGGCTCAGAAATGATGATTTTAGAAAAGTATTAATTAACATGAGTAATCATGAGATATTATTTTATCTAGTCAATAATGGAGCAGACCTGAACTGGTTTTATGTTAATACAACAATTGATAATATCATGGATAAATTTAGGCTAGAGGATTTTGATTATCGCTATGATGAATTAAATGAGCTAAGAAAATGTGAATGTGAGTATGATATTGTCCAATGGAATGATAGTTTACCTACAGATTTGCGGATAGATAATGATGAACTACTGGAACTTTTCTACTATGGATATAGTCCATATATCATGAAAATTAATAATGAAGTATTACCAAAACTAAAAGCAACTATAAAACAACAGTTAATAGAAGAACAAGAAGTAGGTGTTAAGAATGAAGAAATACAGGAAAAACAACCCTACAAAGTTGGGTAAAATGATTAAAATTAAATGTATTGAAAATGAAATGAGCATTACTGAATTAGGATTAATGCTTGGTGTAAAACAACAATACATAAGCTATATAATCTATGGTGAAAGAGGTACAGGAAAATATACAGAGCAGATTGCAGATTTTCTCGGTATAGAAGCAGAACAAGTTGAAAATCTTGGTAACATAAGAAAGAGCAAAATGAAAGTCAGTTAGGAAGGAGGTGTCAACTTGACAGCAATGGCAGAAATGAGACAAAAAAAAGATGCTACTAGTAGCACCGAAAATCAAATTGTTTGGCATTCCGAAACCGTAACCGTCGGGACTGAAGAATGCGAACAATATCTATTACCATTAGATAAATTATACACTAAGGCAGATGGTAATTCAAGAGAAATGGGAGAAAAAGTTGAAGATAGTCCTATGGACAATATCTTCATAACTCTTAATGAAGGTGCAGAACTAGAGAATGTTAGTTATCATACTCTTTATATGAGATTAACACGCATGGACGATATTGTAATAAAAACTGTACCCAATCCAAAAGGTGGTAAACCTATCAATAAAATACCTTTGTCAGCATTATCTGATGTAGCAATAAAACGCTATAGAAAAAGGTTGGAACAAAAAGGTAATGCCAAAAAGGAACGTATGAAAATATTAGGTATGAGAATTGATAAGAACAATCCGCCTTGGTATGTTGGTTATGATTACAGTGCCTATAAAGAGCAGTATCCTGATAAATTGCAGGAAGCTATTAGAAGATACAAATATATTGAGGAAAAGAGACAGTACAGCAGTAATGTACAAGAAGCCAAGAAGGCTATAGCATATAAATATGGTGTTACAGTCAAAAGCTTGGAACGTTGGGAAAATGATGTCAAGAAAGCCGAAAGCTGGGCATATCTCATGGAACATGAGACTGGCAAGAACTATGAGTTTTACAAAGTCATGTGTTTATGCAGGAAACCATCTAAGGCAAAAGGCAACATGTGGTCTCTTGATCCAAGAGTTAAAGTAATAATTGAAAATGAGTTAATGAAAAATGTAACAAACAAAATGAAAGATGCCAGAATCTATAAACTAGTATTAAAAGAAGCTAATAATCAGAACCTGCCAGTACCATCTATGGCTACAGTACACCGATACTTATCATATATCAGAAAAAATTATGAACAATCCCTTGCATTAAAGGCAAAGGGTAAAAGGTATTATGACAATAAATATGGTTATAAAAGTGTTAGAGACCCTGAGTCTCTTATGGTAAATGAAGTTGTCATGGGTGACGCACACGTACTTGATTTCTTTGTTGAATATGAAGGCAGGGCAATAAGACCTATATTAGTAGCATGGCTTGATGTAAGAAGTAGGTGTATTGTAGGCTGGGATATAGCTACAAGTGCTACTGCTAATGTTATTAAATCAAGTTTAAGACATGTGGCTTTACCAAAGAAAAATGAGCCTTTTGAAGGTGTACCTCAGATACTCTTTATAGATAATGGTATGGAATATACAGCTCATAAACTTATTGGAAGAAATAGAAAAATTAGAACTAAGGTTGATGATGAAATAGATGAAGTAATAGACGGTTTTTACTATGAATTAGGTGTTCAACGAGAAAAAAGAGCATTACCTTATGCAGCATGGCACAAAGCATATATAGAACGATTTTTTAGCACAGTATGTGAGCAGTTTAGTAAATGTATAAACAGTTATGTAGGCACACTTACTACTTCAAAAACTGATGATAAGATAGATAAAGATATAAAAGGAATGTTGGAGAGAGGAGAACTACCACATTTTATAGAAGCTGTTATAGGATTTAGAAATTACCTGAAAGAATATCATACTAATAAACATAGTGGTCTCAGAACTGAAAAATTAGGAAAAACACCATTGCAGGTTTATGAAAATGCAGAAATAGGAACAGAACGTTATTATAGAGCTGCACCGCCTATTGGTATACTTGACAACTATATGTTAGAAGTAAAAGAAGCAACCGTATCTCCTACTGGTATAAAATTTATGCATAATTATTATCAGTGTATGGAATTAACACCATATATAAATCAGAAGGTCAAAATACGGTATGATCTAACAGACCTTGATAGAGTAAAAGTGAGGACGCTGGATAATGAAGTTATCGGTATAGCTCAAAAAGTCAAGAAAATTGGTTTCTATGCTGAAGATGATGAAGAAATGAAGCCATTTATTGAAACATCTAAAAAGAAAAAGAAACAGTACAGAGGTGCTAAAGACACTATGGGATTTTTAAGTATGACATTCGAAGAACGTCAAGCACTTCTTGGAGCTGAAGCTGTACCAGAAACTTTAACAGGTGACATATCAGTACAAAAAGTAATAAGTATTATGAATCAGCAGAAAGAAATTAAAAACAAAAAAATCGAGGAAACAAAAGCAAAGGAAAAACAGGCTCAAACAGATGCAGATAATTATTACATCAACAAAGGTGCAGATATACTTGATAAATTAAATATTGGATAGATATGGAGGAAATTAGATGAATAGTTATAAGATTAAAATTAATGAATGGGTGAAAAATGGTAAGTCAATCAAGGAATTGGCTGAAAAGGCAGGGATTAATAGAAGTTATTTAAGTACTTATGTTAATAACATAGATAATCTAGGGGAAGGGACAGTTGAAAAGGTAGAAACAGCTTTACACGAGTTTTTCTCCAAGAAGAAAGTAGTTAATAACAGTATAAGCTTCTACAATACTAAAGATGCAATGAAAGTCTTTGCATTACTTGATGAAATAGCCAATACCAAGGAAATTGGTTATATATGTGGTAATACTGGAAGGGGTAAGACATGGGCGGTTAGAAAGTTCTGTGATGCTAACGCATACAACATCATCTATATACGTTGTGATGAAAGCTTTGGAGTACGTGACCTTATAGAAGAGATAGAAATTGCACTAGGATTTAATGAAAGCTATGGGACTACTAGAAAACGTGTAAGAAAACTGGTAAAACACCTTATTCAGAATCCTAATTACTTACTGATAGTAGACGAAGCTGATAAACTCCTTCGTTCATTCACCAGTAAAAAGATTGAGGTTATCAGAACTCTTTGGGACGAAGTTAACGAGGACGGTTTATTCCAAAGACTAGGAATAGTATTAGTTGGAGAAGAATCACTACCAACACTATTACAGCAAGGAGTCAATATGAAAGAAGAAACAAAAAGAGTATCCGACAGGATATTCTCAGGAGTAACCCTAAGAGGACTAGAGCAAGAAGAAATAACAGATATACTAGATGGATTGGATATAGATGTAACTGAAGAAGCATCTAATAGATTAATAAAACGTGGAACTGGTAAAAATGGAAACCTAAGACTTTTCATTAGAACATTGAAAAATTGTCTTAAACTGGCACATAGTAATGATGGTGACATAACTTTAAAAACAGTAGAAGAGTCTATAAAGATGCTAGCAAGATAAAACAGTGCTAATCAAAGGATTAGCACAGAAAGGAAGAGTTTATGTTATCAAATAATTTTCATGAGTACTTTAGAAAGAAGATATGTACTAGCATATCTTGTAATCAAAGGTGTGATAATTGTAAGAAGTCTAAGGATGAAGTTGATAAATGCTATACACACATTATAAAACACATAGAACATAAGCCTAGTCAACCATACAATGTAGTACTTGAGCGATTAAAAGAACTTAAGGTTGATTAATATAAAATGTGCTAATGTGCATATGCACCTAAAAGGAGTTGTTATGGCAAAGGCAAGATTCAATTTATCCATGAATGTGGATTTAAAAAAAGAAGTACTTAGTAATGCAGCTGATGAAGAACTGAATGTAAATCAATACCTATTAACCACTCACCGTTTGTATAGTTATTTCAAGAAAGAATTTACTGATAATGGTGAATTAAAGTTTTTTGATAATTTAGTAAAACACATAAAAGCAGAGGTTAAAAGCGACCTTAAGGAAGGGTGATAACATGAAAATGAAGATAAGTCCTTTTAAGCGTAATATACCAAATGGTAATGAGGACTGGAAGCTTGTTAAGTGTCCCAGTTGTGGAAGTGAATGCTGGGAAAGTGATCTAGCAAGGCAGGCAATGAGTACAGGAAGTGTTGTAGGTTTATGTACGGATTGTGCATTAAGAAAAGGGATACGAGGTGCATCTAATGGCTAAAAGAAAATACAAGAAGCTGACAGCTAGGCAAAAGAAATTTAATGCTGAAGTAAAAAAAGAAATGATTGAGAAAGGATTACTACCACCACCAAAGCCTAGATTAAACCGTAGAAAGTTTGCATGTGAAGTCAGAAAAGAATTAGAAGATTTTTCTATTCTAGGAGATGGTGCTGTTTATATGGCAAAAGCTATATATAATATGTTACCTGATCCAGACTCCAAAATGAAAATAACACCTGAACAAGTTGGAATATTAAAGGTAGTAAAGTTTGCCATAGAATGGAAAAGATTTGAAGAAGAATTAAAAAAGGAAGGCAAGAGTAAATATTCTACAGAAGAGTTTTACAACAAAGTATACGTACCTATAAAACGATTATAAGGAGGATTACAATGACTGGTGTTTACAGCTATACCGACAAATCCTATAATTACAAATTCAGTAAAGAACATGTATCACTTATTTTAATAGCTTTTTCAGCTCTTACTTGTTACAACATTCTTTACAATGAGGAACAAAAGGAGCTGTCAGATATTAAGAAAAAGATACTGGGTCAAGAATCTATGAACTGTGAAGAATTAAAATCAACAATTTATTTCCTTGAAAAAACATACGAAAGTAACATTATCGGGAATCAGACAGTATCTGATATAAGTGGAGTTATTCAAAATATAAGAGAAATATTAGTGATGGAGGAACGCTGATGAAGAGAAAAGTAACAGTAAAAGGGATTAAAATTAAGAACAGATTTTATATGCATAAGGAATTAAGAAAATACATAGACAAAATGGTCTATGTGGAAGAAACACAATCAAAAGTGAAAGTATTCGAAGATAGTGCTAAAACTATCTATATATGTACACCAATCTTACAAGAAGTAGAAAACAAACTTCATAAGGTCAAAACAGACGATTTAATAAAAGAACTTATTAACCGAGGAGCAACCCACCAGAAGATTACTAGAGACCAGACGTATAAAGTGAAGGCTGGTAATAGTAGATTTGATGGAAAAGGTCAAGCTGTGGTTTTAATAGTATAGGAAGGATGTGAGAATAGTGGATAGATTGACTATAGCTAATGAATTGGTTGATATGTTAAAACCTGCATTAAAAAAATGTATAGATAATGGCAATTATGAAAGAGCAATATTGATTTCAAGTGAAATCAGAGAATTATTACAATATTTAAAAGCTAGTAGTTTTTATTTCAGAAAAGAAAAACAACCTGAGTGATAACTTATATTAAGATATTAGTTGGAGATAATAACTACAAATGGAGGTGTTAACATGCATAAGTTAGAAGAAATAGCAACATGTGAGCTAGTTGAAGAACTTATCAGAAGAGAAGGAGTAAATGAGATAATCTTAGAGCCTTATGAGAAACTTAGCAGTAAAGTTGCAGACCCTATAGAAGGACCTGCAAGGGTATTATGTGTTATTGATTAACGAATCCTTATGTAGGTATAAGTGTTTTTAACATAACTGTGGAAATAGCTACCCTTGGACGAAGCATTCATTAATCCTGCAAAAATATGTTCAGGAACATTAGAGTATTGATATATACTACCAGAATGAAATTCTATCTCTAATGTTCCTGATGAATAACCTATAGAACATATATCACTAGAAGATACATATTGACGATTCATGAAATCACCCCCTTTATTGAGTTAATTTTATCATAGACATAATAAATTAACAATATTCAGTATTCGACTGCGTATATGAAGTAATGACAAAAATAAATAAAAAGTAAAAATTAGGATGGAGAATGTTGTTTTGTTGCAGAAAAATGATTATATATCAGGAGTGCTTTTTGAATTAGATTATTATATACGGGTAGCGAGCTGTGTTTTATCACTGTCATTACCTAATAGTTAGGAGGTAATAAAGCTTGGCTATAATACCAAATAAATTGGAATGTGCATACTGCCTAAGAAACTATACTCATGGTGGAGAATGCAAAGAACCTAGGAATAGTGACTCTGGTTGCTTGGGATTCAAACAAGACCCAAAAGGTTGTATTAAGGGTGGATATAAACTTACAAAGTTAAGTTTTCCACTCTATCACGAAATTCCTATGCTCAATGAATGGACATCTGGCTGGACAATAAATGGAGTAGATACAGAAATTAAGATAACACATATTAAAGGTATCAGATGGAATACAAGGAAAGGCGAATTAATTATAATCGGTTATATTGAATATTATGAAAATGAGTATCACAAGGATTATAAGAAAGATATAAAAACAAAACTAAAAATAATAGACGGTGGTAAAAATCAATGATTTAGGAGTGATATTACTTGAAAAACTATTTGTTAGTTAACCAAAGAAATGAATATTTTACAGGCAAGATAAGAACTAAGAATAAAAAGGCTTTTCCAGATACGTCTACTGATGTTATAAAAGCCAAGTTTTATATGCATAGGAAAATTGCTGAAAAGGCAGTTAAGAGAGTGTACATTAAGACAGGAATGTTATTTGATATTGAAGAACCTGAAATCAAGTTAATAACGTCATAGAAGTAAAACATTCTAGTTCAGAAGGTGATAATGTGAATAAGTATAGATACATAAAAGAGCATAATAACTATGATTTAAAGTTAGGTGCAGAATATCAAGGATATATCTATAAAAAAGGTTGGATAGCAATACCTAATAATCAAAATGATATTGTACTGTATAGAGAAGAATGCTTCAAAAAAATCAACTAATAATAAATGAAAATTGAATTCAGGGAAAGAGGTATCTATATGAAGGAGATTATAGTACTTATTGTATGTATATTAATATTACTGCTTATATGTGGAACCAAGAATAATCATTCAAGAGATATTACACCAATAATTGATAATTCGAATTTAAAAGATATGTTAAATAGGAGATGATTAGTTGACAGAATTTGAATATGCTCAAGTGGTTTCTAAGTTTGAAGAAGCATTCGGATTATTAAGAAGTGCTTACAACTTATTATATCAAACCATGGGAAGCAACGAAGCTTACAATGATTTAAAGAAAGTATGCGAAGAATCTATAGATAAAATCAAAGATTATTATTGATGATTCATTCAGTGACAAGAAAGGGTGGAAAAAATGGTATATGCACAGATAGAGTTATCAAAAGAATTTACAGAAAAGGTAGACGAAGTAAAAGACATCTTAGAAAGACTTGAAAAAGCTATTAAAGAGTTAAGTGAGATGGATATACCAAACAATATAGAATGTGTTAGCAAATAATTATTAGGACATCAATTTAATTATGTATTGATTTGTAGCAGTAGTAAACATATCATCCCAACTAGAGAAATTAGTTAATTCAGTGGCGACTGTATCTAATTTTTCTTTTGGGATATTGTTAAAATCTTCTTGAGTTACAATATTTAGATTTCTATTGTTAAATAGCTCATGAATAGTATCAAAGTTACTGTATTCATGCATGAAATCAGTATTAAACAATTCATCTAATGATAATTTATTAATATTTTTTAAGCGGTTTTCTATATTATCAATATTATCTTTGATAGTATCTAACCCAGTTATATTTATATCAAACACAAAAACACTCCTTAAGAACACATCTATATTGCTTGTTATAAATTATTTTATAACATTAATTATATTATGACAATAGGAATGATTTAATACAAAAAGTAATAAAACATAAGTTCGAATCAAGAATTAAAAGAATAAATAAACTAAGAAAAGGAAGTGTCAAACATGGTAGAAAAGAAAATCAACAAAGCTGGAGCAATCACCATTCCAGCAGGAATAAGACGTGAGTATGGTATTGCAAAAGGTGACAGAGTTGAAGTCGATGTTGATAACAAAGGTAAGATTGTTATTGACAGGTATAAGGCAAGATGCATTATATGTGAAAGTCAGGAAAACGTAAAAGTACTTAGAGGTAAAGGATTATGTGCAAGCTGTTTACATAAATACAATGCTCTTGAATCAAAAGATAAGTAGTATACTAACCAGCAAATAACAATGAAAGAGGGAGAACCAATTGAAATTACAAGAATTAAGCAATGAAGATTTAATAGCTAAACTAAAGGCTTGTGAAAAACTGATTGATGATGCTAAGACTGAAAAAAATGAGTACGAAGCCATATTACAAAAACGAGGTTACTATGAAATTGAGAACAAAGGTAGAAAAACAGTTCAGTACTTTGGTGACAAAGGTAATATCGTTATAACTAAAGCTGCTAAAATCACAGTAGAAGATTATTCACTACTAGAACAGCTCTTTGGTGAGCAGGTAAGTAAATATGTGAAATGTGAAAAGACAGAGAAATTAACACCTTTAAAGGCACTGAAAGATATCGCTGAAGCATTTAGTTTTAACGAATACCTAGAGGTGGATTTACAAGAGCTGTTAAAAGAGTATGATATTGAACCAGATAGCATGATGATTCTAACCAAGAAACTAAAAGGTGTCTATGACAAGGATAAGGAACTATTGCAAGCCAATACTGATTTATCAGGGGATAAACTGGAAGAATTAATCTTCTTCGTCCATGAGGTAAAGAATTATGAGAAGATACGAAAAGTATTAGACAAACAAAATAACAACTCTGTCATGAATGTAGCAAAAGAACTATCAACCATGTTAAACCAAAAAGACATAGATGAAACAGTTCTACAAGCTATCATGGAAGTAGCAAGGAACAAAGCTTTGACATTAGAAGGACTTAAGGAACTGATTAATAATGCTGTAATGGTAGAAGAACAGATTAAAATAACAGCAAACTACGAAAAAGAAGAGTGATTATATGGCAGAATATAAATATATTAAAAAGATATTCGCAGCTGCCAAGAATAAGGGACTTGATAATAAGTCCCTTCATTCCATTGTATACGAGGAGACTAAGAAATCAAGTATTAAACTTCTGACTAATGCACAAGCACAAAAAGTCATTAATCGTATTCAAAAAGGTGATAAGATAACTTATGATCAGAAACGATACATAAAAGATTTGGAGAAGAAGTTAGGCTGGCAGGATAATCCTAAAAGGTTGAGAGCATTGGTTAAAAAATATTATAGCTGTGATTCCATTGAATGGTTAAGTAAAAGAGATGCATCAAGATTAATTGAGACATTAAAAGCAATGTATAACAGATATAGATAGGTTCAAGTGATAATCTAGGGGAGTTGAATAAAATGAAGAATCACCAATATATAGAGAAATTGTTGAAGAACTATAAGAAGATAAAAAACTTAAGGGATATCAAACGTCATGACTTAGATTTTTTCACGGAACAACAAAAATCAATGAAGGCATATCCTTGTACTAAGGATGAATACATTGAAGAACTATCACTTAAGCATTCCGAACCAACTATATCAAGTAATGTTATATATGATAAGACCTATAATATTATGTTAAACATAGATCTAGCTTTTGAGAATGAAGAAGAAAACATCTTGATAACAAATGATAAGATTATTACAAGAAGAATTAAGGAAATGAAAAGGGAACTGGAAATATTCGATTATATAATACAAAAAGTAGATATTGGACTTCAGACACTCTCCGAGATTAATCGTAAGATTCTTATAGATAAGATGATGCATCAACTCTCTTATGATGATATAGCATACAAATACAATAGAAGTTATGACGGTGTACAGAAGATTGGTTCAAAAGCAATTAGAGAATTAACAAAACTAATATATATTAATCTCATAAGGGACTTTGTGGATAAGTATTTATAAAAACTCATAGAAGCATGTTAGCAATAACATGAACTATGAGTTTTTCTGCATTTCTAGAGGTTTTAGAAGCATTGACAGGCGTATCCAATACTAAATCGGGGCGTATTGAATACTAAATTCAGGCGTATCCGATACTAAATTCAGGCGTATTCAATACTAAATGGAGGCGTATTTTATACGAAACAAATACTAAAAAAATATGATATTATTATACTGCCACAAAAAACAAAAGGCACTTGCACATGAATTAATAATTAATTGATTCATATGTAGGTGTCTTTTTAGACTCCTGAAAGGAGGGAGGTAATGAAGAAAAGGCAGGAAAAAAAACATAACCGCAAGCACTTCAAGCTTGATACCTTTCCAGCACCTATTAAAAAGATGGCTCTAGAGATGTTGGAAACACCTACAATGACCTATATGCAGGTACAGAAAGCATTAGCGAAAGAAGGTTATCCTATATCTATCTCCTCGCTTAGTAGATACTATGCCGATTATAAGAAATTGGCACAGCAATATATAGAAGCAAGAGAGAAGATGCAGGTGTTGGTAGATGAAGTGAAAAAGAATCCTTCCCTTGATTATGCACAAGTAGCCAACAACCTTGTTATGCAAAAGCTATTAAAACTTGTATCCACCAGTACAGATGATGTATTGATGGAAGGCATCAATCTAGCTCAAGCAACAAAAGCATTAGCAGAGCTCCAGAAGGCTATAGTTCAAGTTGAAAAGCATAACAAGCAGTATGAACAAGGTGTAGAAGAAGCAGCTGCCAGAATAGAGCTTAAGGTAAATGAAAAACTTGGAAATGACCCAATAATAAAAGAAAGACTTGCTGAGATAATTGAAGATGTAAAAAGCAACTTGATAAAGGAAAACAAAGAAGGTGGTAAATAAATGGACATAGCTTACATGGAAGACATACTAAAATCCGAAGACAAATTACCACCTAAATTATTTATTAGTGATAACATCTATATCAGAACCAAGAAAAGAACAGTTATCAAGCTTGTGTTTAATCCTATTCAGGATAAGTACTGGGAATCAAAAGAAAACAGGGACATTATTCTAAAACCAAGACAATTAGGATTCTCTACTCTTATACTTGCAGAGTTTTTCGAAGCAACCATTAATAATAGCAACATCAATACGGTTATTATAGCTCATACTGAAGATGCAACAAGAAAGCTTTTTAATGCCCTTCAATTTATGTATAAGAATCTTGATGATGCTACTAAGATACGTATTAATGGTGGAAGTATAGAACCTAAGTATGGTAACCGTAAGGAATACTACTTTGAAGCTATTAACAGTCGAATCACCATAGGTACAGCAGGCAGTACAGATTTTGGTCGAGGGGATACCATAAACTATGCTCATTGTTCCGAGGTAGCCTTCTGGAAGAACGCAGAGGAAATCATGACAGGACTTCTACAGGCTGTTCCAAGAGATGGTCGGGTAGTAATTGAAAGTACTGCTAATGGTGTAGGTAATTACTTCTATAATACTTATTTTGGAGCTAAGAAAGATAATAACAGCTGGACAGCACATTTTTATAGATGGTTTGATCATCCAGAATATGTCATTGCACTTGATAAGGGTGAAGTTCTTGAACTTGACAAAGAAGAGAAAGAACTAGTCAAAAAATATAACCTTAGCATGGAACAGATCAAGTGGCGAAGATGGAAAATAGATGAAATGCCAGACAGTAAAGGAGTAAATAAGGAAGACCGTTTCAAACAGGAGTATCCTGAAGATGATATGAGCTGCTTCATTAATTCAGGTAGACCAGTATTCAATGTAAAAAGATTATATATTGTTCGTAGGAAACTTGAAACTCACAAAAATTATAGGGAATATATCATTAGTGAGGAATCTGAACCAGAGAAAGCTGTAATCAGAGAAGATAGCGGAGAACTGAAGGTATTTAAGAAGCCTGACCCTAACCGTTTTTACGTATTAGGTGGTGACGTAGCTGAAGGAAAAGAAAATGGAGACTTCTCTTGTGGGCAGGTACTAGACTGGCAGACTGCTGAACAGGTTGCTGAACTTCATGGGCATTGGGATACAGATATATACGCAAAAAAACTGGCAAGGTTAGGCTGGTGGTATAATTACGCACTGCTTGGTGTGGAACGTAATAATCATGGGCATTCAGTCCTTAATGTTCTTCTTAATTATGAAAACTACCTGAACCTATATCACCACGTTAAGTACAATGCAGATCAAGAAGAGGAAGCAGTACCAGGTTATCCAACAGATAAACAAACAAAGCCTATAATGGTAACTGATGGACAGCAGGCAGTAAGAGAAGGCTGGGCTAAGATAAACAGTATTGAATTAACTGATGAACTTATAACTTATATCAGATTAAAAGGCGGTAAGTTAGGTGCTCAAAATGGCTGTTTTGATGATAGAGTAATGGGATGGCTTATTGCTCTACAGCTAAGAAAAGCCTTTGTAATACCATTTGATGCAGAGATAGAAAATAGTGAGTATGGTGGAAGTTTCACCACACAGCTCATATAGGAGTGAAAGCCTATGGGAATAATAAAAAACCTATCCAGTTTTTTTCTGAAAGATGAACTTATAGAGCATAAGAAAGCCTTAGATTATCTTAGTGAATCTTTACAGGAATTAAAAGAACAAGGCTGGGTAGAATTAAATAAAACAGACAAAGAACTGACTATAGAAGAATTGAACTTAATACAAAATACAGCATATATATATTTTCTTAAGAATCCTCTTGCAGGACAGATAGTAAATCTTAAGACTTATTTTACTATTGGTGCAGGGATATCTTTTTCAACTAAGGCAGAGGAAGTTCAAAAGGTACTTAATAAGTTCTGGGACGATAAAGACAATAAAATGTTCACCAAGCAAATCCAAATGTCCAATGAACTAGAGATATATGGAGAATTATTCATTCGCTTCTTTGTAAATGAATATAGCGGTGATACCAAAATAACACTTGTAGACCCAAGTGAAATAACTGACATAATATATGACCCAGATAATCCAACAAGAGTACTTTACTATAAGCGTGAATATGTGGAGAAAAGATTCAATATTGAAACCAAGACATATGAAGAAATTCCTCATGAGGGAATGGACGCAGAGCTTATTGAAGGTGATGAAATATTCCACATACCTATTAATAATGTATCCACTGGTAAAAGAGGTATATCTCCACTATATCGCGTGATTCCGTGGATAAGAGCATATAAGAATTGGCTTGAAGACAGGCTTGTAATTAACAAAGCTAAAAGTATATTTGCATGGAAGAAAAAAGTAAAAAGCATAGGTGCAAAATTGATGCAGCAGATGAAAAATAAGACAGAAAATGCCTTTAATAATATAGTTGGTGCTACTAAACCACCTAAGACTGGAAGTGTTCTCATTGAAAATGAAGGTGTTGAATGGTCTATAATAAATGCTGATGTTAATGCTTCAGATGCTTTTGAAGATGGCAGAGCCATAAAACTTATGGTATGTGCAGGCTCGAATATATTTGAACACTACTTTGGTGATGCAGGAGAAGCTAATCTTGCCAGTGCCAAAGCTATGGAACTGCCAATGCTGAAAGAATACCAGTATAGACAAGAGTTGTTCAGATGGATATACCGTAACATATTTAGAAAGGTAATTGAAAACAAAGTTGATACAGGTGAATTGCCAGAGGAAATAGACATGACAAGGACTTTTATCAAAAATCAAAAGGAAGAAACCATAACCGAGACTATAAAGACAGTAGATGTTTACCTTGATATTGATTTTCCTCCCCTTACACTAACTGACATAAAAGAATACACTGAAGCCATGGCTAAACAAATGGGTATGAAAATAAGAAGTCGTCAGTCAGCTGCACAGAATCTAGGTGTTGAAAATTGGGAAGAGGAAGAATACCGTATCTTTGAAGACGAACGAAAAGATAATGCTAAGGCTGAAACCCAAAAAAAGAAAATGAAGGAGAGTTCTTATAAAGACTATCCTGAATTCAATATTAACAATTATCGCAGTTCTAAAGTGAGAGATATCCATGAAGAATAAAGAAAAAAAACATGTTAATAAACTAAGCAGGTTAGTAGATAGCAATATTGAAAGTCTTACAAGGATATATAAAGAAGCAGTAAAGGACTTACAGTTAAAGCTGTTTACATATGAAAAACATGAAGCCACTTATACAAATATAAATAATCTAATAAAAGAATTGGATACTACTATAAATCAGTATGATAAAAAACTTTATGGTTATGTAAACGGTGAGAATCAAGACAAAGGACTAACTGAAAACAGTTATATGGAAGGTATTAAGTCATCTAGTAAGCTATTATCTGTTAAAGGTAACTTTACCAATGTCAACCACAGAGCTATAGCATTTATGCAAGGCTATACATTTAACCTTATAAAAGACATAAATGACAATCTAAGGATTAACCTTCGTAAAAGCCTGCAACTTGGAATACTGAAAGGAGATAGTATTCCTGATATAGCAAAAAGCATTGTAACTTACTTAGGCGAAGAAATAGAAACCATTATGTTTCGTGCTGAAATGATTGCTAGAACTGAAACGTCAAGAGCTTTTACCAGAGGGACAGTAGATAAGTATCAGGAGTATGGTATTAAAAAGGTAAGATGGGTGACAGACAATAACCCTTGTCCTGTATGCATAGGACTGAAGAACTTGGTATTCTACATAGACAACATTCCTTTTGGCGGACCTCCAGCACATCCTAATTGTGTATGTACTTTAATTCCAGCAGGTGATGATGAAGCGGTACATGACAACATAGTAGACTATTTTGAAAAGGTTGCAGAAAATAATAACAAAGTTTATACTATCCTTAGAGACAGCAGAGTAAATAGAGCCAACCGTATAGATACCTTTGGTCTTCTTAGAAATGAAGAAATAAAAGACTTGAACAAAGCAGAATTAGAAATACTAGTGAATAAAGGATTAGGATTGAAAGAATTATATGATCCAAGAACACATACTGCAAAACATGGCAGGGAATTAGGACTTGATGTACCTGAAAACAAGAAAGACATTATTGATAAACATATGATTGAATTCAGCAGAAAGCTGAGGAGTATCAAAAAAGAAGCTGATAAGCATATCACCTTCAGGGATACTGATAGAGGTCATGTACAGTATGGCTTCATAAAATCGGTTGATGATGACTACGTGGATATAGTCATCTATAATGAAAAAACAAACATGGACGTGACAGCATGGCGTATGCATAAAAAAGGACTGAAGATATACATTAAGAAGAATAAATACATATCACTAGATTTTAGTATAGATGATCTATAAGTTATGACATAAGACATTATAATATGGATGAGAGGTGATTGACTTGACTTTGATAAGTGACGGTTGGAAATTTCTAAAAAGAACACTAAACGATATAAAAGGTATTGACAATGGTTCTAAGAAAGACCTTCATATGGATATTATGGCATTGTTTTCTACACTGGAAGCTATAAAAGAAGATGACAGCATAAATACCCAAGAAGCAAAAGCCTTATATCAAGCTGTATACAATAACAAGAAGACATTGGTAAAAGCATCATATGACAACTCACAGGAGAATGAAAAATATTGGTGGTGGCATCTTGAGAATGTCATACAAAACAATATAAAGCTTGAACAATTGATGAATTTATAAATACCCCTTAAATTCTTTTAAAGGATAAGAGGGGTATTATTATACTAGAAATTAATAATAACAGAAAATAACACCAAAATAACACGAAATAACACTATCATACTACCAATAAATGGTATATAAAATTACACTCTCATAAAAATGGGAGTTTTTTAATACAAAAAATCAAAGATGGAGAGGAGTAATAACAATGGAAAAACAAAAAATGGTAGAAGCACTTACAGGCGGTATAGCTGGACTATTTGCTTTTTTTGCCAACCTGACATGGGAGCTTATTTTCATATGGATAATCCTGATGACTATTGATATTGTGACAGGGATTATCAAAGCTGGTAAAGAAGGAGGTTTCAAATCAAGAGAGATGAAGCTTGGTCTCCTGAGAAAAGTTGGAGAATTCTTCTTGATGGTTGCTCTATTATTAGGTGAGAGAGTTCTACAGCTCATAGGCATTAATATACCAGTAGCTTCTGTATTCATTGGAGCTTTTTGCTTCAAGGAGATAAGTTCAATCCTTGAAAATGCTATAGGTACAGGAATAAATATACCACCAGTAATAACTAAATGGTTTAAGGATAACAACAAAAGAATCAATACTATAGAAACCAAGGAAGAAAATCAAAAAGAAGGTGAATGACATGGCACTCAGCTACGAAGACATAAAGCAAAAACTATACTCTATCTTGGATTCAGACGGTAACGTGGGTATTAGAGCTACCTATCCAGACCATGTTATTATCTATGACTACAAAACAAGAAAATACTATCAAGTGCCATATACCCTAAACAATGAAGATATTACTGTTGGTGAATTTACAGAAGTTGAAAAAGAAACCAATTATAAACCAGTTGTAAAGGTAAATACTGGTGCTGAAGTTCAAAATGTAGAAAGTGTCAAGAAAGTAAAGCTTGAAGAAAGTAACAAACTGGAAGATGAAAAAATGGAGATTGAGATTACCATAATCGAGGAGGGTTTTGGCAATGAAGTAGATAACCATTATTACACTCAACAGGCTGTTGAAAGCGGAAAAGATGTATTTAAGGGCAAAAAGATGTTTTGCGACCATCCCACTAGAACTTCAAACAGAGAAAGACCAGAACGCAGTCTAAGAGACTGGGTTGCAACTATCAAAGAAACTTGGGTAGATGGTGATAAATTAAAAGGCAAAGCAAAAGTACATGCTGATTGGTTTTGGAAGCTTGTCAAAGAAGCATATTCAGAAATTGGTGTAAGTATTAACGCTTACGGTAAAGCCAGTAAAGGTATGGTAGATAACAAGACAGCCTACATAATATCAGAGATAACAAGAGGAAAGAGTGTTGATTTTGTCACAGAGGCAGGTGCAGGTGGCAAGATTGATAAAATATTAGAATCTATAGGAGGCGTAAGAAGTATGGAAATCAAAGATGTAAAAACTATGGAAGAATTATTACAGGAGATAAAAGAAAGTAACCCAAGTCTATATGATGAATATAGCAAAAATGTCAAACTGCAGGAATCAAAAAAAGAAGTAACAAAAGAAACAACTGGTAACGATTCTAGTAAACTTGAAAACATGGTAATGAAATTAGCTGAATCAGTTAAAACACTGACTGAAGCACAACAAAGTAATATCCAGCAATCCAAGATTGAAAAATTACTAAAAGAATCCAAGTTACCAGACCTTACACAAGCCAAACTTATGAACAGCTTAAAATCCACCATCTATAAAGATGATGAAAACTTGAAAGAATCAGTAAAAGAAGCTGTAAAAGAAGAGAGACAATATCTTGCACAGCTGACAGAATCAGGAAAGATTAAAGGCATATCTTTTAAAGAAGTGGAAGTGAGTGAAAGTGGAGAAGATAAACTGACTGAAGCACAAAAATCAATGGATGAACTATTTGGAATAGAAGGAGATGAGACAGATGGCAAATAATTATATTCAAAAAGGAAATGTAATTACTGTAACAGCCAGTAAAGAAAGAACAAGCGGACAATTAGTAATTGAAGAAGGTTTTGTAGGCATTGTAGAAACTAGTACAAAAACAGGTGAAAACTACAGCCTAAGCCTAACAGGGGTATATCAATTAGTTGTAGGAGATGTTGCAGTATCAAAAGGTGACTTATTATATATTAATTCCGCTGAAGAAATAACCATAACTGACACAGACAGATTATTTGGGAAAGCAACAACAGCAAAAGCTCCTGATAAAACAGTAGAAGTATTATTATTACCACAACAATCATAAAACTGGTTCGCAGTAGCGAACCAATAGAAAATATTATAAACATTATGAAAATGGAAGGATGATAGAAATGTATAAAAACTTACGTGAAGCCGCTTCATCAAGCGATTTTCCTATATTACTAAGAAACACAATGAACAAGACAATGTTAAGAGAGTACCAAGCAGTACCTTCTAATTGGGAAAAGTTTTGTTCCGTTGATGATAAAATCAAAGATTTCAAAGACAAGAATGTTACTAGATTGAGTGAAGCTGACAAATTACTTAAGGTAGAAGAAAATGGAGAATATAAAGATTCAAAACTAGGTGACTCTGGTATGAGCTATCATGTAGATAAATATGGTAGAGTTTTCTCTGTAAGCTGGGAAACAATCATAAATGATGATACCAACACAATAATGAAACAGCCTAAACGCTTTGGAAGAGCTGCCAAGAGAACCCTCAACCAATTTGTCATAAATGATATTCTTGAAGGGAATATCAAAACATATGATGGAAAAACATTATTCCATGAAGACCATGACAACTTGCTGACTGGTTCAGAAAGTAAACTTACACCAGCTAATGTACAACTTGGTATAACTAGAATGAGAAGGACTAAAGATGATAAGGATAATATAATATATGTACCAGTAAAGTATCTTATAGTTCCACCAGAACTTGAATTTGAAGCCAAGAAGATTGTTAAGTCCGTAACAGATATAGAAGCTAACAACAGCGGTGTAATCAACCCAATCCAAGGAACGCTTGAGGTTATTGTAGAAGATCATCTAATAGATCCAGATGCATGGTACATAGCAGCTGATCCAAAAGATGTAGAAACCATTGAAGTCGGATTCTTGAAACACATAGGACGTAATCCACAATTATTCATAAAAGATGTTGGAGCTATTTACGCTTCAGGTGGAAAAGTAAATATCTATGAAGGTAGTTTTGAAAATGATAAGATTGATTACAAAGTACGTCATGCATGGGGAGCAACAGCAGTTGATTACCGTGGTATGTTCAAAGGTGCAGGAAAATAAATGCATCTTTTTTTATTGAAACGAGGTGATGGACTATGACTGATATAAAACTCTTAAGACAAAACATTCAGGATAGGGACGAATCAAAATATGATAATGAAACCTTACAGGAAATGCTTGACTATTACAAAGACATAAATGTGACAGCTTCTATTATCTGGATGCAGTACGCTGGTAATGCATCTCTTCGTAACTTCAAGTTCAATATAGACGGCAAGAGCATAGACAAAACCATGACTGCCAAAGAATGCCGAGAACAAGCTAAATATTACCAAAGCCTATATAGAGAAAACAAACAGTTGCCAGCAGATGAAATAGCTGAAATAGATTGGGGTGTATATACTTGCTAGATGAAAATGACCTTGACTACATAAAAGAATGTATGGATTCAGTCAAAGAGGAAGTTGAAGAGGATATCATATACAAACAATATCTAACTAAAAGTGGTGGAAATAAAGCATTAGGACAATTGCCTGCTGAAGAATACAAAGACATACCACTAACTGCAGCAGTCAAAACATTAAGCCTTGATTTCATACAAAAATCCAATGGTATCTATAAAAATGGAGACATGGAAATGACTATTAGAGATATAGAAGAACCAAAGACAAAAGATAAAATACTCTACAATAACAATCTCTATGAAGTCAAAGAATACAGTCCAATCCACTTAATAGAAACCATTAGTTGTAAGGTAAGGTGTAAAAAAATTGACTAAACTATTTGATATTACCATTAACGGATTCGAGGATATTATCAAAAAATTTGAGGAAACCGACAAACTCCTAATTGATAATATCAACAAAGCAACTAAGAACACTGTTCTATATGGTGAAGCCAAGATAAAAGAAGATACACCTGTTCAAACAGGATACCTAAGACAAAGTATTAACGGAGAAGCAAAGTTTTTTGAAGGTTCTATTGGAACACCAGTGAAATATGCACCACCAGTAGAATATGGACACCGTGTTACAGGCTTATCAAGAAATCGTATAGCAAGAGCCAAACAGCTCCGTTATCTCTTTGCTACAGGTGTTCTTAAAGTTGAACGAGGAAAAGTATTACCAGGAGAACTACATAAAAGGATTAGTGCAAGAGGCGGTACGGATACAAGAAGTAAAGTAAAAGGTAGGGGAATGTTCAGAAAGAATATCCCTAAAATAAATAAATACTTCAATGAGCAGATAGACAAAGCAGTAACAAAAGCTGCAGAAGGTAAAAAACTCAATTTTGCTTATAAGAGATTCGACAGTGAGCTAAAGACTAATCCAAATACCATTAAAAAACAGCTTAGAAGAGAAAAAGCCACTAGATATAGAAGAGCCAGAGTATCAACAAGGAAGTGATAAAATGCAGAACATGATAGGAAGTATGAACACTTTCTTTATTGAAAACAAAGTAATATTAGGGTTAACCGAGAATCAAATATATTTTACGGATACAGACCATGACAAAGTGAAGTATCCATCAATTTCAATATATCCTCTTCAGACTAATGGAGAGAATAAAGAAATAAGTGGTGGAAAAGAAAAATATAACACCATAATACAAATAGATATCTATACCAGAGATGATACAGAAAAAAATATTTCAGCCCAATTTGTCGCTATGGACATAAGAGACAAAATAGAGAAACTGATAAAAAACAGAACCATAGAAAGAATAGACAGACTGGTAGAACCACCTATAAGGAAAGGATATATAAGCTTCTCTTACCAAGATGAAGAATCCTTCAGTATGGGAGAAAACAATAATATAAGAATTATATCCATGACTTATAACCTCTCATGGTGGAAACCAAAGGAAACAAAAGAATAGATTACAACGAATAATAAAAGGAGATGATATCGTGGCAGTTAAGAATATAAACAAAGAAAAATCAGAGTTGATAGTTATAGCTACAGCTGAACTCTATGGAGCTGTAGAAGACCAAGACAGCTTCAAGTATGATTCCAATACAAGCAGTAACAAAATACCAGGGGGGATTGGATACTCTGGAACTAAATATGTAACCACCAAGTATGAAGGTGTTGACGGTACAATCGACTGTACTGGAGCAAAAGACGGAAAAGAAACACTACTTGCCTATGCACAGCATGTGAACTTGGATAACTATGTAGGCTTCCATCTATCAAATGCCAAAGAGTTATATTTTGTAGCAAGGGGCGTGGATGATAACGACAACCTCGTTACCAGTTATTTTATAGAGAGAGCCATTATTACCAGTGAACCTGTCCAGTTAGAAGAAGGGAATATCAGTTTTGCATTCTCAGCACCACAAGCAATGGAATTCAGCAAGGATATAAAAATAGATGCATTCGAAGGTGCATCCACACCAAAAACAACCCTCACATTAACAAATACAGCAATAGCTGATCCAGCAGGAAGAAATATAATGCTGGTACTAAAAGATACTCCATCCAAAAAAGGAGTCAATCTAATGTTAGGAAAAGACTATACAGCATCAACCACAGAGATTACGCTGACAGAAGGATTGGCTACTGGTGAAAAAGTATTAGCAGTTTACTTGTCCAATTAATAAAAGACCTGACAACAACCTTATTAACAAGCATTCAAAAGCCTGTTAATAAGGTTTTACTATGAATAGAATATGAATAGAAAAGGAGCGGTACAATGATAACCTATGAATATCCAATCGTATACGATAGAGGAGACATCTATTGGGAAGAGAAGTTAGCCATACTGGATAAGACAACAGACATAAACATTGAAGAAAAACTAAGTGACGGTAAAAAAACTCTAAGATTCAAGATGTCCCTAAGAGATGTAAAGTCTAGATACATTGTAGATGATGCAAGAATACTATTCGGAGGGAATGCCTATATAGTAAGAAACGTTGCAAAAGACAGAACCGTGGCAGATGAACTGGTATTATCTGTAGAATGTTACGGTAACGAAATAGAGTTAAGAGATCATATGAATGAAGTTCTTGATATAGATACAGAAACAGCAGAGCAGGCACTAACCAAAGTATTAGAAGATAATCCACTTGGCTGGCAGGTTGGTACTGTGGACATAGATACAAAATATAGAAGTTACAAAGCTGATTTTACAAATGCCTTGTTGAACCTTGTTACCATGCATACCCTATGGGGAGGTTACTTAGAATTTGACACCAAGAACCGCTTGGTACACTGGAAAAAATCAAGAGGGAGAAACGAAGGATTCCGTATCCAGTACGGAAAAAACATTGAAAGCATAAAACGAACAGAAGACTATAGAGACATGGTTACAAAACTATATCCTTTTGGTTACAATGGATTAAGTGTATTTGATTACAATGGATATGATAAATTCTATCTTGAAAACTATTCATACTACACTGAACAAGGCTATTCACTTGAAGAAGCAAGAAAGAAATTCACCAAGATAGCTTATATGAAAGATGATAATTACGTAGAACAAAAAGCATTATGGGACGACTTTTCAAAAAAACTTGAAAAGCAATGCAGACCACAAATAGGATATCAGATAAAATTCCTTGACAGGAGCTGTTTTGAAGAATTTGCCCATGAAGGACAGCCACAATTAGGAGATATGGTAAAAGTAATAGACCCAGAGCTGGGAGTATCAGAGCAGCAGATTGCCAAGATAAAAATATATCCCCATGAAATATGGAGAACGGTTATTAATCTAGGTAATTTCATGGATACATATGATGCCATAGTTAGTGATACCAGTGCTGGAAGGAAAAGCTATAACAACTTAAAAAGAAAGAGTAGCTTTTGGAATACTGCTGTAGAAGATACCAAGAAAAATAAAAGTGAGATTATCCAAAACGAACAAGAGATAATCCTTAGAGTAAGAAAAGACAATGTTATAAGCAGTATTAATCAAACAGCAGAAAGCATAAGGATAAGAGCACATAAAGTTGATTTAGACGGTTATGCTACCTTTAGGCTTGGAAGAAGAAGGGGAAACCGTAATAAATGGAAAGAACATCACTACTGGAGAGATTAATGCAGTAGATGTCAGAGGGGTAAATATATATGGATCTAAGTTCTATGATGTAAATGGAGATGCATATCTAGAATTATTACCAAATGATGAAGAAACAGATATGAATTTATTTAATAAAAAAGGAGAAAGAGTATTTCGTTTTTTAGTTCTGGAACAGGTTTTTCAGCTTTAAGCTCTTATGGAAATGAAATCATAATTACAGCTGATTCTAATATTATTATGAGAAATGATTGGGGTTATAAGGGAAGTGAAGTTTTAAGTAAGTTAACTGAAGGTAATGGGATATCTTTAAATAGAAGTGGTTCAAACGAAAATACTGGGAGTAGTTATGCTATATCTATTGATAAAGATGAAATATCAAAGGTTTAGTCAAGGATAATCAAAGTCAAGGTATAAAACTTCAAGTATATAATGGAGAGTTAGAATTTTGGCATGATGGGATATGGAAGAAATTAATGAGCCAATAATACAAATAAAGGGAATGAATCCCTTTATTTTATTAATGGCAGTATTTTTCAATATAGTACGTATAATCAATATAAATAATTTCAAATTTAATATATGGTACATTAGATAGTAAGATAGAATTATTAGTCCTATTTTTTATGCTTATTATTTTTGTATCATAATCGTAGTCAAATTTAACGTTTGTATTTATTGTGGCACTCCTAACATTTTGGGCATCAATATAATTTTTGCCCTTATATTCAACATAATTAACACCATTTTCAGTATACTTTTTATATTGGTCAGAGTCATCTGGATACAACTTGTTTCCATCATCTTCATTTTCAACAGCTTTAACAGCCTCCGCCTCAACCTGCTTACTTAATAGACTATCGTCAGCAGTTTCAGTAACTGTAGTAATCTCAACCCTTTTGAGTTCTTTGTTCCAATCCACTTCAGCACCTAATAAGTCACCCATTGCTTTTAGTGGAACATAAGTATTACCTTCCCATACTAATGGTGGAAGCTTGTCACTTTCGTAAGTTTCACCATTCAGCGTGATGGGGTAGCTGGCTTCTTGTAATATATACTCTTTGATAGCAGCTTTTACATTACTGAAATTCATCAACAAAAAACATACTAGAAAGCCTAATATAAAAGGCTTAAGATTTTTAATACTTTTTTTCATAAGACACCTCCGTATTTAATTGAGTACCAATTAACATAATCATATCATAATGATGTGAAAATTCAAGGGAAAGGAAGAGAAATTATGTCAAAATTAAAAGAAGATATTATCAAGGAACGTTTTGAACAAGTAAAAACAGGGAGATATTTCCCTAATATAAAGTCATTGGATGGACTTGTTTTTATCAAGCTTTCAGGACATGAAAAAAGTCAGGCAAGTAGAATCTATTCAAAGGAGCTTATGAAGCTTCATAAAGAAGGTGGGTTATATAGTGAAGCTCTTCTGGAATCTGTACTCAAGAATCTTTGTGAAGAACAAGGTATTGATTATACGGCTGTCATAAGTGCTAGAAAATTGTATGAACGAGCTTTTGGGAGAATGCCTGTAGAACTTAGAGACATTAAGAAGCTTACACAAGATGAAATAGTGAAACTATCAAAAGAAGAACAAAAGAAGGTTCTGGGAGATATCAAGAAGAAAACAGAAAAAGCTTCCAAGTATTTTGAACAGTGTTTTTCTGATGAAGAAAAGGTAATTATTGAAGAAGCAAAGCGAGTTGAACAATTGGAAAGTGAGTTAAGACTCAATACTTATGAACATTTCGCCAAGAAAGCACAGATCCGTTTTGAACTATTCCTAAGTGCCAGATTAGAGGAAAACATAGAAAGCAAATATTTCAAAGAGGAATCAGAGATTGAAGAATTAGATCAGCTTATTCAAAAGAATCTTTATGAAAAATTTATTTGCTTCAGGAATGGGGCAAGTGATAATTTTTTATCCAAATAGTACTTTATAACAGGGAATGGCAGTCTCTATATAGAGTACAGAAACTTAACATTTTTGGAGATAGTGTTCTTGATTATACTAAAGACCAGTTAAGACTTATAGAACTCCAGAGGGAATATCAAACAGCTTTTAGAGTCATAGCCAGAAAAGATGATAAACCACCGAAGACAGCAGTATTAGAGGATTATATATCCTTTTGCTTATGGCGTAAGGATTACTATAAAAATATGGATAAGAAGAATGTAAAACAACACGGTTGGTAATCGTGTTATTTTTATGCTCAATTATGGGGCAGGTGATGAATATTGGCAACAAAAAATGAAATAGAAGTGCTGATAAAAGCCTATAATAAGTTTTCTGATACATTCCAGAAGTTCAGAAGCGAATTTGACAAGACACAACAGGCAGAAAAAAAGTTCAGTGATACAACTGATAAAGCTAATAATCAAGTAAATGAATTACTAGATGTTATGGGCAACGTAGCTGTTCTTAGAGGATTCCAAAAGGCTGTAGGAGACATTATCAATACTGGCAAGGATTTAGAGTTAACATTTAAGCAGGTCAATGCAGTATCAGGAGATTATTCGGATACCATTAAAAATATGGCTATGAAAGATACTGATAGTTTCTATGCACCTTCCAAGATGGCAGAGGGTTACTATGAACTTGCTAGTGCAGGTATTGAAACAAAAGACATGATAGAAGCTATTAACCCAGCACTTGACTTTGCTGCATCTACAACCATTAATGCTACTACAGCTATTAATGCTGGTATTGCAACGGTGAAGGCTTTCAATCTTGATTTTGCACAGTCGGAAACTGTCTTTGATGCTTTCACTGAAGCAGTCAGCAGTTCCAGTCTTAAAGGTAATGATTTCATAAAGATAATGCAGAATGCTGGGTCAGTCTCCAAACTAGCCAATCAGGATTTTAGGCAGTTGGTAGCTATCATGGAAGCTATGAAAAATGCTGGTGTAGATGCAGGTGACGGAGCAACCTCGGTTAAATCTGCATTACTGGCTCTTATTAATCCTAGTAAAGAAGCTAAAGGTATTATGAAAGAGTTAGGCATTGAAGTTTATGACAGCAGCGGTAACATGAAGCAGTGGTCGGATATTGTAGAAACCTTTGAACAAGGACTAATGGGTCTTACAGAAGAAAGTAAAAACATGGTTCTTGCTACTGTTTTTGGTTCTGATGGTATCAGAGCAATAGCCACGAGTCTGAATGCTGGTTCAGATGCTTTAAAGCTATATGTGGAGAACATGAAAGAAGCTGACGGTAAAACCGAAGAAACAGCTTCTTTCATGCAGGATACTTTTAGTGGTGCTTTAGATAAAGTTAATGGTAATCTGGAAAGATTAAAGGCTGGTGTATATGATGATTTAGAACCTGCACTTAAGACAATGATAGGATTACTTAATGATTCAATTACTTGGTTCTTGGAACTTGATGACGGGGTACGGACTACTATTGAATTTCTAGTAGGTACAGCTGGTCTTGTTGTAGCTATAACGTCAGTGATATCCGTAATTAAAAAACTAGTGACTGCCATGGGATTAATAAGTAGTGTTTCAAGTCCCATAGGTTTAGCGGTGACAGCTATTTCTGCTGTAGTATCAGGAGTTGTTCTTTTTTCATCCAGCTTAAGTAATGCCAAAGTGAACAGTGATGAATTCACCCAGTCTGTAAGAAATAAGATTGATGCTTTGGATGGTGAGGTTTCTAAGACAGATGAACTAATATCAAAATATGAAACCTTGAATAATAAAACAGACAAGACCAAAGAAGAAAAAGAACAGCTAAGAGACATTGAAAAAGAATTAGCTAAGTTGTATCCAGAAAGTGCAGATGGTATTGATAAGCAGAATGAAAAATATACCACACAGATAGATCTGATTAAGGATCTTAATGAAGAGAAAAAGAAACAGTTGAATGGGGAACTTGATTTACTTATTGCAAAAGGCAAGCTGAATGTCCATAATTTACAGGACGAAATAAAAGGTATTCAGGATACTACAAAAAGTATTAGAGAAAAAAGGGATAGTTATGCAGAATTTTATCAGGATAATATTGACCTCTACAATGAGTTAATAACACTTAGGGATAAGGCACTTGAAACAGGTGATTTTGAGGAGTTTGAGAAAAAGTTAAATAATGCTATTAAGACTATTCGTGATAATTACGGTAAGGATTTTAGTGGCACACAGCTAACGGGTATCGCCTTTGAGATACAAGATGCTTATGAAGAGTGGGCTAAACTAAATGACAAGTTAGTCGGCAGTGATGAAGAGATAGCGGAGAAAAGAGCAGATATTGAGAATTATGGAAATGCCATAATTCAACGAGCCATTGCTAATAATCAAGCCTTAGATAATAGTAAAACCATAAATAAGCTTCATGGTTATATCAAAGAGCTGCAAGATGGAGTTATAACCCTAGAACAGCTGCAGAAAAGAATTGACTTTCTAAATAACCATGTAATGCCTTATGAATACTATGGAAAAAGCACCGATACTGGTGAAAAGGAAGAACCAGAAAAGAAACCTAAGAAAATTATAGGCAGTTCTTCAGGTGGGAGTAAAAAAACAGCTATTGAACGCTATATAGATACTCTGAACAAATATGAAAAAAATCTTACTAGAAGTCTTAATAAGATAAACAGAGAAATAGACTTATTCAATACCAAAGAGGAATATTTCAAAAAGGTATTTGAAGATACTGGTTCACTGGAAGCCTATAATGGATATCTTCAGGTAACAGTTTCCAAAGTAGAAGCTCTAAGGCAGAAACAAGAAGCATTAAAAAGTACCAATGATTCTCTAAGAAATAAAAGAGATGAATTAAATAGTAAGATTGACGGCAGTATAAAAAAATATGGAGCTACCTCTGATGAAGTAGAAAGTCTGAAAAGTAAACTTGATAATCTTGAGAAGACCATAGCAAGTAATAGTACAGAGTGGTTCAATATGCAAAATGAGATTACAAGTACCAATGAAGCTATGAACAACCTGCAGATAGATACTTACATAGAGAAGTTAAATCAGTTAACAAGCAGTTTAAGTGAATCAACTATACTAGTGGATTCCAAGTTACAGTTTTTGACCTCTAAGGCTTCATACTTCAAAAGTAACCTAGACCTAGACCCTAAGAATCACACTGTGTATTTTGATACCCTTGTCAAAAAAATTGAGGAATATAAAAACAAACAGGATACACTCCATACGACAAATACTTCACTGAGAAACGAAAGAACCTCATTGAATAAACAGATAGAAGATGCTTCAAAGAAATATGGGAAAGAATCTACACAAGTTAAAAAGCTTCGCAGTGAACTGGATAAACTTGAAAGTACCATCAATGATAACAGCGGTGAATGGTGGGACATTCAAGAAGCTATTAAAGAAACAAGTAAAAGCATGGAAGAGGCTCGTGAAAGTATTAAAAAAGGTATTGGTGATACTGAAAGCAAACTATTAGACAGCTTCAGCCAGACAGCCAAGGATCAAATGGATAAACAGTTCTCTGTAATAGATAATCGCATAAGTGCTTATCAAAAACAAATACAAGACCTTGACCGACAATATGCCAAAGAAGATTTTGAGAAGGACGAATCTCAGCGTAATGAAAAACTTGCCCAGTTAAACAAAGAGTACCAAAAACTTTTACTAAATGACAGTCAATGGGGAGCGAAACAACGTAATCTTATAGTCGAAGAAATTGCCAAGATTGAAGCAGAACAACAGGAAGCCTTGACTGAGTATAAAAGAAACGAGGAAAAACAAAGGCTTGAAGATGAGATTACCTCTCTTGAAAATGAAAAGAAAGAGATACAAAACCATTATGAGACTTTGCTCGCCAATATTCAAAATATATTTGTTGAAAAGACTGCCAGCATACCAACTCTTTTACAACAATATGAGGATAGTTATAAAAAGGCTGGAGAAAAATTAGGGGATTCTTTTGTAGAGGGTATAAACGAAAAGCTGAAGAGTGCAAGAGAAGCTTTTAGTGAGCTTAATAATCTCGGAGGTAATAATGATAAAGAGTCAGTTGGTAATGGTGTTGGTAGTTCCAATGTGGATAAGAGTAAGCACTACAATGCACCACTAGTTAACATTGATAAACTTATTACAACCAAAGATGGCAATGAGGAAGTAGCAGTATTAAAAGATGTATTGCACGGTGAGACATATGGGATACAAGATAAGTAGGTGGTGGTTAAGTGATATTTAAAAATTTTCTTATGGAATATGGTTTTACATGGAATGGGAAGGATAGCAAGGATTTTAATATAATCATGTCCAAGCGAGATATGCCCATCATTCCACAAAGAAGGTTGATTGAAAAAGAAGTACCAGGTATTAATGGAACTGTTTTCTATGATACAGGATTACATAAGAACATTGTTATTAAAGTTGAGTGCTATCTTAAGACAAAAGGCATTGAATGGCTGCAGCTTAGAAAGTGGGATATCAAAAACTGGTTGGATACTGGCGAAGGTAAACTATCTTTTGAAGATGAAGGAGATAAATATTATATAGCTAGGATTACCAATGCTACAGTAATTGAACAACTTCTAAACTTCGGTAGATTTACCATTACTTTTAGCTGTAAACCTTATGCCTTATCTTATCATAGTTCTATAGATGATCTAAAATATACTGACCCATTCGCTTATTATAACAAAGGTTACAAATATGATATGAGTCCTTCAAAGTGGACAGTTAATACTAATGTCACCAAGACAGTGTATAACTGGGGAAAGCAAAAAGTAAGTCCTGTGATTAAGGTTGTCGGGTCATGTACAAATATTTCTTTTGAGTGTAATGGTGTTAAAGTGGTTTATAATCATGTATTGAGTAATGAAACATTACTGATAGATTGTAGAAATTATACAGCTATTAAGGGTGAGGACAATGTATTAAAGCATATAGTTATAACACCAAATGAATGGGATACAATGGAGCTTACTGAAGGTGAAAATGATTTTAAGATTACTGGAACAACTCTTAATGCTCAGGTTGAAGTAATTTATTCAGGTAAATATTGAAAAGAAATGAAATGCTGACAGTGAATGTCATGGCGTTCATTGTTGGTTCTAATTCGTTAGAAAGGAGCTGATAATATGGCACATCTAATAGACCTTGGTGTAGTAGCCAATGAACAATGGTTAAGTGCATTGATGGAGAACTTGGCAAGACTGAATGAAGATATTCAGACAACATCTACCTTGCGTTATAGAGGGGATTATGATGCCAATTTAGAATATGAAAAGAATAATACTATTACTTATAACGGTACTTTTTGTATAGCCAGAAAGAAAACACAAGGTAATACTCCACCTGATTTTCCAGAAGTATCTAATGAGTTTTGGGCAGTAATAGCTAGTAGGGGTTACAGCCTAGAATATAACTGGCAGGGTACTAGCTTAGGAGTTAAGAGAGAAGACCAAACAGGATATACCTATGTTGATCTAAAAGGTGAGAAGGGAGACAAAGGAGATAAAGGAGACAAAGGTGACATAGGTATTGGACTAGAATATAATTGGCAGGATACCAGCCTTGGTGTAAAACGAGCAGATCAGTCAGATTATACTTATAGTAATTTAAAAGGTGAAAAAGGAGACAAGGGGGATAAAGGAGATAAGGGAGATCAAGGAGTATGTAATTATACATATGTAGCCTATGCTTCTGACAGCTCTGGTAGTAATTTCTCTCTAAATCCTAGCGATTCTTTAAAATACCGTGCTGAAATCCATATAACTCAACCTCTTGACCCTCCAACAGCTAGTGATTTTAGTGGAGCTGTATGGGTAAAATATCTTGGAAATGATGGAAGTGGCAGCGTAGTAAGTGTTAATAGTAAATCACCTGATGCAGGTGGTAATGTAACTCTTAATGCGGAGGATATAAGTAATGGTAGCAAGAATGTTAAAGAAGAATTAGAGGGAAAAGTTAGTAAGGTTGAAGGAAAAGGATTAAGTACTGAAGATTATACTTCAGATGAAAAAAACAAGTTGTCTGGTATTCAGGAAGGTGCAGAAGTTAATAGACCTATAAGTGATAGGACTGACTTGGATAGCTCAAGCACTGTAGCAAGTTCTAAGGCAGTGAAACAAGTTAGTACAACATTGGCTGATATTGCGAACTATAAAAGTGATTCAGATACTTATCAAATACCTACAATAGTAGGAACTCAAATTCAACTACAAAGACAATCTGATACAAAAAGGTTGTTCTTTAAACTTAATAGTGATCTAAGTGGTGGTGACATAACAATATCACTAGATAGTGGAACTACAGAAAAGATTTTAAAAGACATAGAAAATGTCAATGTCATAGAATTAAGCAAAGGTTTTGTTGAGGTGGTAGAAGAAACAGATTTTTTTACTTATGCTCCTAAAGGTGGGGGCATAAAGATTGAGGATGCAGTAGAAAGGTTAGCCATTGTTAAAAGCGATACATCTATAAAAAGTGGTGATTTAGTAAAAGTTTTGGGTGATACTGTATCTCCAGCCATATCAATGATTGATAAAGTGGGTCAATACGGCTTGGCTGATAGTAGTAAACGATGTAATATAATTAAGATAAATGAAAATTATTTTTTGTTATCTGATTATAACACTATATCTATAGTTAAAATTGATGATAATGGATTTTTTACAAAAGAAACTACAATTGCAACAAGCACTAATAGTTGTTTGTGTGGTGCATGTATATCAGAAAATAGAGCAATAGTCTCTTATGGAAGGGAAGGTGCTTTAATAACATTTGATTTAGCAACAAATACCATAATTAACCATTATAAATTTTCTTTTGATTATTCATATCAACAGATGAAAACTAGTAATTTTGTAATTGTAGACGAAAATCATGTTATATTAGTGGGGCATAATGACTATTTTGATAATAAAACAAATCAATATGCAATGTTAACTATTACTAGTCCAACTTCGGTTACGGTAGGTAGTTATGTTCCAGTAAGTGGTAATAGATTAGGAAATGGAGCGAATTGTTCTACATATAAACAGTTAGACGAGACACATTTTTTAAGCACAGCAACCTACAATTATACATATAGTTGGATTTTTACGGTAATAGAAGGCTCTATCACCAACATGGTTAAAGTAAATATTGAAGAAAGTAAGTATTCAAAACCATTTTTTAAATTACTAGATTCTCATACATTATTAGTGGTAAATATAGATAGTACTTCTACTGTGAGTGTATATAAATTTAATAATGATTATACAATAGCGACATTGTGTGGTAACAGTGTTTCTTTAACAGGATACCCAAGGCATGTTGTGGAATTAAAAAATGGGAATTTAAGAATGTTAGCTGAATATTTTAAATCTGATAGATACGATATCATAGACTATGATATCGTAACTACAGAGGAACAAGTTGTTGTTAAGATTAATCAAAGGTTCGCAGATAATTTGGGTGATGTGCGATTATCTACATCATCCAACGTAATAAAGGTATGTACAGATGAAATATATTGTTGTTGTTCAGAACCAACAGAATATAATACACATAATATCAAGCGATTAAAGGCTTGTAAAAATACTAATGGAGTTGCAATGCAAAATGGAATTGACGGAAATATAATTAAAATCCAACAATGGTAGAAAGAGGTAATTTATGATATTAGTTGATAAAGAAAATATTGTTATAAGTTTAGAGAAAATAGAAGAAGTAGCTGATGGATTTATTGATGTTGTTAATCACATTTTATATCCTAAGTATTTAGACGCTATATGGTATAAGAATGTAACTGCACCAGAATATGTAAAGCCATATAAATATAAATATGTAGACGGTAATTTTATAGTCAATGAAAACTATCAAGAACCATTTGATCTTGAGAAAACGGTAATGGAACAAGAAAAAATAATTGACAAATTATTAGTCGATTCATTAATGGGGGTATAATATATGTTTGAACGATTAACTTTTCTATATAAACAAGGTTTAATTAACGAAACTGGATTAGCTAAAGCTGTAGATAAAAGATGGATTACAGAAGAACAAAAGAAGATGATTTTAGGTGAAGTTAGTGCGTCATAGGATACTTTTCTTTACCTAATATTAAATTTAGAGGTGATTTTTTGGAAAATAAAATGAGTGAAGGAATTAAAATGCAATTATTAATGTATATTGAATATGTTAAATGTGGTGTTAAACCTATTGCATTCATGAATTTACAGTCAAGATATATTACTGAAGCTTTACAGTTAATTAATCAAAAAGAGTTGAAACTACTTATAAAAGATATACAAGGTTGTGAAGAATGGAAAACTATCTTTTTGTATAAACATAATTACTTAGTTGATATTATTAACAACTTACCTAATAATCCAACCTCTATTTTTGAACATTGGATTTTAGGAAAAGCATGTGGGTATTCTGACGAAGCTATAGGAGAATTTATAAATGGATAAAGGATGATTTAATAATGATTGTTTATATGATTATAAAAAGCTATCCTGATGAATATAGTAACTGGGTAGACTGGAATACACAACAAATTTTTGAAAGTGAAGAAAAGGCAAAAGGATATTGTGATAAATATTCTCGTAATGGTATTCGCTTTAGATATTTACCGATAGAGGTTCAATAAACTGGATTTATAGAATTAAATAGTAAAGGATGATTTATAATGAAAGATAAAATATTTAAGATATATAATTCTTATATTAATGCTGATCCAACATTGAAAAACAAAACTGTAATGTTGATGATAGAAGGATTAGGTAACTATGCAGGCGAACAAGCAAAGAAATCGAATAATTTACATCCTAAAGGTCGTATGGGTGCTGTATTTGCAATTATAACTAAGAATGAAGAATTATTTTATACTTCATATGCTTCTACTCTTCCTGATATACCTATGGGTGATGCAAAATATAATTCAGGTAGTCAAACACCTACTTTATGTAAGGGAATATATAAAGCTTATAGTAAATTACATAGGGGATATCCTGCCATGGAATTGGGATTACACAGAGAATGTGTGCCAGTGATAAGAAATACAGGTGTTAGCGTTAGTTCAGGTATTAATATACATCAAAGACCACTGAATGATTATTCCAATGCTGCAACAAGTGCAGGATGTCTTACAATACTAGGTAGTAAAATTAATAGAATGTTAGTAAAATTAAATGTTATCAGTAATAATGGATTTATAGGAGAAGGTCATTACATTGGTAGATTGATTGTAGACAGAAGTTGTATACCTCAAGAGTTACAACAACTTTATAAGAAAGTATACGGACAATATTATAGTAAAGTCTTTAATACTAATGCTAAAATTGAAGTCGATAATATTCCTAAGTGGCAATTAGATGGCTTTAATGAAGTGGTAGAAAAAGGAATAATAGACACACCCGATTATTGGAAAAATAGACTTGATAAACCATTAACAGTCGGCGAATTTTTTGCAATTTATAATAAATGTGTTTAAGCCTTAATCCCTAATAAATAAAGGGTTTTGTATTGAAAAAAGAACAAATGTTTGGTATAATATTAGTGTAAATAAAATATCGGACATAAGGAGAGGAAGCCCTTAAATGAAAATTTAAATTCCAGTTTTCGAGGACTTGTAAAAGTGAATTCCATGAACCTAGAAGTTACATTTGCACATAGTTTTGATTAGCCGGTGATATCCCGGCAGTCAAGGGCGAGCAAAGCTCGTTAATCTTGACCCTTGACAGCCTTAACAACCCAAAAACCTTATTATTGGTTAGCAGTTCAACTGCTGACCTGGCACCGCCGAGGTCGGGGTTTGGGGCAGAGCCCCATTGCTTTTTCCTGTATAATCATAGGTACAGTTGATTGCCTGCCTGTGCAGGAAAAGAGGTTCATATGAAAACTAAAACCAAAGGCAATCAAAAACATTTAACACTATCACAACGTATTGACATTGAAAAAAGCCTTCTTGCAGGTGAATCATTTGCCGCTATCGCAAGGAAATTAAACAAAGATCCCAGTACAATCTCAAAAGAGATTCGAAGACATTCAAAAGTTAAAGAACGTAAAAATACTGATTTTGCACCAATCCCATGTAATAACAGGAACGGCTGTGAAATCAAGTATCTATGTGATGAGACTTGTGAACGCAAATGTAGACTGTGTGTCAAACCGGATATCAAATGTATTTACGTTTGTCCTAATTATGTGCCAAAAACCTGTGATAAGCTAAAGAAACCACCATATGTCTGTAACGGTTGTGGTAAAAGAGTTAATTGTTTGATGGAAATGAAAATCTATTCATCAAAGTATGCTGATGACTGTTATAGAGAATTATTAGTCTCCAGTCGCGAGGGTATTAATCAGACACCAGAGTCTATCATGAAAATGGATGAATTGGTTTCACCACTAATAAAAAAAGGTCAGTCAATTGCGCATATTTATGCCCATCACGCTGAAGAAATTGGATGCGGCAGAAGAACACTTTACAACTATATCGATCAATCCGTATTAACCGCAAGAAACTTGGATTTACGTCGTAGAGTGAAGTACAAACAGCGTAAAAAATCAACCCGTACAAGCACTGTGAATAGAGCTTATAGAGAAAATCGTAACTACTCTGATTTTCAAAATCTAGTGAAGGAACAACCGGATTTGAGTGTCGTTGAAATGGATACTGTCATCGGCAAAAAAGGCGGCAAAGTATTTTTGACCATGATGTTCCGAAAATGTTCGCTAATGCTGATATTTTTGCTGGCATCTAATACTCAAAGTGAAGTACACCGTGTATTCAATGAATTGACAGATGCTATAGGGATAGATTCATTCAAAAAAATGTTTGAAGTCATTCTGACAGATGGTGGCTCAGAGTTTCAAGATCCAGAATCTTTGGAATCAACAGGTTATGGAGATAGTCGGACAAAAATTTATTATTGTGATCCTTACAGTTCTTGGCAAAAGGGTATGATAGAGAAGAATCATGAGTACATACGCTTGGTTCTTCCGAAAGGTCAATCATTCGAGGAACTAACTAAGGAACAGGTAACATTATTACAGAATCATATTAATAGCGAAGCTAGAGACAGCTTAAATGGTTGTTCGCCATATCAACTGTCTCAGCTTCTTCTGGATAAAAAATTGCATCAACATTTAAATCTCAAAGAGATTTTACCTGATGATGTGCATTTGAAACCAGAGCTACTTAATCAGTAGCAATAAAAAATAGTCGCACAGGCAGATTTCACTGTATAGAATTTAGTCTTACACTAAAGGCATGTGGAATTTAGTCTCGCACACTATTTTCAGATGCCTCATTGGCATGCAAGAAAGTCTATAAATATGAGCCTGTAATGTAAGTATAGACGATATTGTGGCGTTTGTTAAGCGTCAAAAATGGAAGTTAATCCTGCATAAACAGGTTAACTTCGGGGTAACTGGAAGTTAGTTTTTCATTTAACGAAGGAGAGGAAGCCTTCTCCGTGGTAAGAGTTACAGGCTTCCTCCGATTCGTCCTAAAGGACAATTTTAGTATATCATAATTATTCCTTTAGGGCAATGTTCTAAAGGAGGAAAATTCAATGCAACACCAAAAACTAAATGATGAAGCTGTTATACGAATCGTTGATATACTTATTCAGAAAGAACCACTTATCAATAGTATAGTGGTTAGAGATTCGGTGGAAATAATACTCAATGACTACATTATTTCACCAAAGCAATTTGATTTAACAACAACAGATATTCCTGATAAAATTTATCTTTTCCTAATTAGTAAAAAGTTAGAAGGAATAAGTCCTAATACACTAAAAAATTATGGATATCAACTTAATACATTAGCTAGTCTAATCAATAAGTGTGTTAATACTATAACTGATATTGATATTAAATTTGCTCTTGCACAAATTTTGGAGAATAAGAAACCGAGAATATCTACATATGACAACTATATTTCATGCTATAAATCCTTTTTCAGTTGGCTTCAGGAACAAGAATACATAACAAAAAACCCAATGAATAGAATAAAAAACCCTAAAAAGCAAAAAGACTTAAGAAAAGCTCTATCCGTTGAAGATATAGAAAAATTAAGAGATGTATGTATTAGTACAAGAGAAAGGGCGTTATTTGAATTTTTGCTTTCTAGTGGCTGTAGAGTAAGTGAAATAAGTTCATTGAAATTAAGCGACATTGATTGGATTAAGATGGAATTTACAGTACTTGGAAAAGGGAAAAAAGAAAGAAAATGTTATTTTACTCATAAAGCTAAATACTATCTTGATAAATATATAGCTACTAGAAAAGGTAATACAGACGGATTATTTATTTCAGAAAGAATACCATACCATTCATTAAAAATTAGAAGTATAGAAAAAGAATTGTCAAATATTGGTAATAGAATCAATATAAGATTGTTCCCGCATTTACTTAGACATACATTTGCTACATTATTGTTATGTAATGGGGCAAAAATAGAGGTAGTTCAAGAATTATTGGGGCATTCCAATATAGATACAACACAGATATATGCTAAACTAAGTAAAGAGTTAATTTATCATCAATATAAACAGCACATGATTGCATAA